GGCCAGCCACAAAGTGCTGGTGTTCGTACCGTTCTCACACACCATCGAGATACTTAAAACGTACCTAGACAAAAACAAAATTGATAGCGAAATCATTGACGGCTCAGTGCCAGTCAACAAACGTGGGGACATCATTCAACGGTTTCAAACTAGGGAAAACCCTAGAGTGCTTATCATTCAACCGCAGGCGGCGGCGCACGGGTTAACTCTTACTGCGGCGAACACAATTATTTGGTACGCTCCAGTCACTAGCGTTGAGACGTACTTGCAAGCCAATGCACGTATCGACAGGCCCGGTCAGAAGAACAACATGACTGTGGTGCACATCATGGGCAGTAAGATTGAGCGGCGGCTGTACCAGATGCTTCGTAGTAACATGCAAAACCACGCTGAAATAATTCGCTTGTACCGACAAGAAATTTTAGCTGAAGGTGTTGACAATGTCTAAAGTTATGTTATGATTCGTGTCCCTGAGTTTTTTGGAGGTTAGAAATGTCAGATGAAGTTAGTGAGCGGCCAACGATTGATAAGTTGGCGGCGGCATACATCAGGATTAGAGATAAGCGGTCAGAGTTGAAGCGTAAGTTCGAGGCTGAAGATGCGGCGTTAGAAGAGCACATGCAAATGTTGCAATCAGAGATGCTCGATATATGCAAAGAGACAAACGCAGAGACCATCCGCACCAAGGCAGGCACAGTCATTCGATCGATCAAGTCACGGTACACGACGAATGATTGGGATTCTATGTATCGGTTCATTCGTGAGCACGATGCGTACGGTCTGTTAGAGAAGCGGCTTCACCAAACACACATGAAGCAATTCCTCGAAGAGAATCCCGAACTGCTCCCGGTTGGCTTAAACGTTGACCATGAGTACACCGTAATTGTTAGAAGACCTACATCAAAGGAGTGAGAAAATGAGTGAATTAACTGTGTTAAGCCAAGACCTGCCGGACTTCTTGCAGGATGCACCGGTCAGCGACCTGACCAAGTCTATCGTCGGTACTCGTACTGGCGGCGTCAAGCGTATCGTGCACAAGAACGGCACGTTCCGTAAGATGGTCGGCGGCGAAGAGATGGGCAAAACCAAAGGGCCGCTTGACGTGATTATCGTTAACGCATCACCTGCGGTTGGGCGTATTTTCTACGCTAAGCAGTGGACACCTGACGCGGAACCAACTGCGCCAGATTGCTTCTCGAACGACGGACAACGTCCTGACAGCGGATCGCAAAACCCACAAGCAAGCCGATGCGACGAGTGCTCTAACAACATCAAGGGTTCTGGTCAAGGCAATTCAAAGGCTTGCCGCTACTCGCGTAAGCTGGCGGTTGTGTTGGTTGATGACTTTGGCACCTCGCTTGAAGGTGACGTTTACCAAATTAACTTGGCATCCAAGTCTTTGTTTGGTGAGTCTGTCGGCGAAAACACTGCTCCGTTTGAAGGTTACGCTAAGTACGTAGCTAACAACGGCAAGAGCATCGATTGGGTTATCACCCAAATCTCTAGTAACGACGAGAACGACAACCAGTCAATCTTGTTTACGCCTGTTGGACACATCAACAAAGCGCAATACGCAGTTACTAGCAAACTGACTGCTAGTGAGGACACCAAACGCCTCGTTATCATGACGCCGTATCAAGCCGATATGGCAGGAAAGAAAGCCTTAGCCGCTCCCAAAAAGAGCGAAGAGGTTGAAGACGATGTACCCGCGCCCAAAAAGCGCGAGACCAAGAAAGCCTCTGTACCCGCAGAGCCAACCTCCAAAAAAGGTTTGGATGATGTCTTGGCCGAGTGGGGCGAAGACTGACATGAGTTACGGCTACAGTCAACGGCTTATTGAAGCTAATAAAAAAGCTGATGGGAAATCGTTGGGTGTTGCCCTTGGTCGAGTGTGCATTAAGCAGAATATTTCGGTGTCTGAACTTGCGGATAAACTGGGTGTAACTCGCGCTACGATTTACAACTGGTTTTGGGGGTTACGAGCCCCCGACCGTAAGCGCAGTGCCGAAATAGAACGCTTACTAGCAAAACTCAAACGTACTTAACAAAAACTTTTGGTCGCAAGACCAAGGGGTAACTGTCTTCAAATTATGGCTGACTTTGACTTACTTGACGCAGTACTGCCCGAAGAGGGTAGGTATTGCCTCGTGGGCATAGGCCGGTACGTAGACCAGCGCTTCGCTTCAACTCGGGAAGAGGCCGAGGAACAAATTCAATCTCTGCTAGCCAAGAGAGATAACGTTTTCTTTGGGTGCGCCAAATACGGCGAGTTAGACAACCGCAAGCACGAGAACGCCAAGTACTTCAAAGCACTATGGATGGACATCGACTGCGGTCCTAGCAAAGCCGAGCCCGACGAAAACGGCGTCATCAAAGGCTACATAGATCAAGCTACTGGGCTAGCTGAATTTCAAAAGTTTTGTAAAACAGTCGGTTTGCGCCGACCCATAATCGTCAACTCCGGTAACGGCATCCATGTCTATTGGTTGCTAACTGAGACGATTAATCAAAAGTCTTGGAAGCCACTAGCCAAAGCGCTTAAGGATTTGTGCAGACAGCATGGGTTGATTGTTGACCCAGCAGTCTTTGAAGCATCGCGTATCTTGCGGGTACCGGGCACGTTTAACTTTAAAGCGGAGCCCTTGCCTGTAAGCGTACTGTTCCACGCTACCGAGCCTTACACCTACGAAGAAATAAAAGACCTGCTAAAAGCAGACCCACCGGAGGAAGAGGAATTTATCCCGCGCCGAATGAGTCCACTCATGGAGTCCATGATGGGCAACAAGGTTAAGCGGTTTAAAACAATCATGTTGCGGTCAGTCAATGGTGACGGCTGTAACCAACTATTGCACTGCTACAAGAACCAGAACTCGATTGAAGAGCCGTTGTGGCGAGCCGCGCTGTCTATTGCAGAGCGGTGCGTTGATCGAGAAGATGCCATCCACAAGATGTCGTCCAAGCACGAAGGGTATGACCCCGAGCAGACAGAAGAAAAAGCAGCCGAGACAAAAGGCCCGTACCTGTGCAGTACATTTGAGAGTTTGAACCCAAGTGGGTGCGAAGGCTGCCCTAACAAAGGACGCATCAGTACACCTATTCTGCTGGGCACAGAGATAGCCGAGGCCGACCCTGACGACGACGAAGTTGAAGTTACAGACGAAAACGGTGAAGTTGAAACGTTCAAGATACCGGCATACCCAGAGCCGTATTTCCGTGGGTTAACTGGGGGCGTTTACCTGCGCCCACCACAAGATTCTGAGGCGGCACCCGCGCTTGTCTACGAGCGAGACATGTATGTAGTTAAGCGCATGAACGATGTCAACTACGGCGAGACAGCCCTGTTGAGGGTGCACATGCCCCGTGATGGAGTCAAAGAGTTTACCGTACCGTTGGCGCACCTCATGGCTAAAGATAAACTGCGGGACGCACTTGGGTATCACGGGATTGTGGTCGGTACGAAGCGGCAAGACTTAATTTTCATGTACTTGGCCACATGCGTAAACAACCTACAAGAGACACAAAGAGCAGAACAAATGAGAACACAATTCGGTTGGGTCGAGAAAGACAGTAAGTTTATTGTCGGCGACCGGGAAATAACTAAAGACGGCATCTTCTACAGCCCACCGTCTAGCGTCACTAAAGATGAGGCAGAGATGTGCCAACCTGTAGGCACGTTGGAGAAGTGGAAGGAAGTATTTAACCTGTATGGTTTAGAAGGGCTAGAGCCAAACGCTTTTGCCGCAATGACTGGGTTCGGGTCACCCCTGCTCAAGTTTACTGGTATGAGTGGTGCGATTATCAACGTCATCCACAAGTCATCAGGGTCAGGTAAATCAACCACGCTGTACATGTGCAACAGCATTTGGGGCAATCCGAAGAAGCTGGCGTCAATCTGGAAAGACACGCCCGCATCAAAAATCCACAGGCTCGGCGTACTCAACAATCTGCCTAACACCGTAGACGAAATTACAAACACGTCGGCTATGGAGTTCTCTGACTTGGCTTACAGCCTGTCGCAGGGACGTGGCAAGAACCGTATGAAGGCGCAGTCCAATGAGATGCGGGTCAACAATACAACATGGAACGCAACTACTTTGGCGTCGGCTAACGCTAGCTTTTACCAAAAGCTGGGTGCCCTGAAGGATACGCCAGACGGTGAGTCCATGCGGTTGTTGGAGTACGAAATCAAGC